GATCAGCGCGTCGAATATGGCTGGATCGTCGGTAATGTAGCCGTGACCTAGGCGGTACGGACTGGCGGTCAACCCGATTACCCGCAGGTTCAAGTTAATGACCCGCAGGTCATTAAGCAATGTCCGGTAGCCCCCCTCGTCCTTGTGGCTCACCAGGTGGCATTCATCAATGATCACTAAGTCAACATGCCCTATCTGCCGCGCCTTGCTCCGCACCGACTGGATGCCTGCAAACGTGATGGGCTCCCCCAATTCCTTGCGGCCCAGCCCGGCGCTGTAGATTCCCATTGGCGCATTGGGCCAGTGCTGGCGCATTTTTTCGGCATTCTGGCTAATCAATTCGCGGACATGCGTGAGCATCAAAATGCGCGTCTCAGGCCACGATTGCAGCGCATCTTTGCACAGTGCGGCAATGATGTGAGACTTGCCGGAACCGGTGGGCAGCACCAAGCAAGGGTTGCCGGTGTTGCCTGCTTCAAACCAGGCGTAAAGCTGGTCTATGGTGCGTTGTTGGTACTCTCTCAGCATATCCGACCATCCCATTCCTTCCGCATCCCCATCAACAGCGGATCGCCCTCGGCACAAGCCGCAGGGTTAGCCAACAGTTCTTTGCTACCATACACCCCCTCACTTGGCTTGCCGTTCAGCACCGGCTTGCCTTCAATCTCATAAACTGCCACCCAGTAGCTCGGCCCATTAAGTTGTTTCCACGGCACCAAGTCCGGATGCAGTACATGGTTCTCGCAGCCCGTGTGCTGCGCGTCAATCGGTACAACATCGTCCCACCTCGCACAATGCCATGTACTGTCAGACAATGGCGTGATGTGGGCGCAGGTACGGCAATTGACTTGCTTGGTGGTCTTGCTGCCGTGACAGAAGTCGTGGCCCGGACACATCTTGCATTCAAACCATGTCGGATCAGTGCTGATAGGTGGTGGCAAGCGGTCAGTCAGCGCCAGCCGCTGGCCCTTGTCGATAGCCTTCACCGCATGGTCTTTGTCGTACTCCAAGCGCTCGGTGTAGATCCGGTCGTCGTCTTTGCAGATGGCAACGTACAGGGCGCGTTTCAGGTCGGTGCCATGCATGTAGACTTGGCATTGTGTGTAATGCATGGGCTTACTCTTTGCCACGCCATGCTTTTCTAGGTCGTTGAACGACTTGAGACTGTGGGTCTTGAATTCCAGCACATGCTCTGTCTTTGGCGCGCCGGGCACACCCTTACCGATGCCGTCTAGGCTACCCGACACATGGCTACCAAAGTCCACCCGGCGCTGGGTGCCGCTCACGCTCATGCCGATAGCGCGGAGGTCGCTAATGATGGTGGATTCTTCGTTCTGACCACGCCGGAACAGGCGCAAGATGCGGCCCTTGAACTGTTCCTGCACTGCCCAACGAAACGACAGCCAGAGCGAGCGCTCGCACTGGTGGCCGAGAGTGCTGCAACCCATATGGGCGCGGGGCTTCTCTAGCCTTGCCTCATGGGCTTTGTCAATCAAGCCGCTTATGGTAACCTCGGGCTCTGGTATTTTCATGTGTGTTGCTCCTAAGTTGGATTGACCCCGCCTTAATCAGCGGGGTCTTTTTTTTGCTTATTTCTTCGCCCAAGGTGGCGCAGACTTGGCCGGTGCCGCAGGCGCACCAGCAACAGCACCCATAGGTTTAAACGGTGCCACAGCAGCCGGGGCCACACCACCAATGGCACGGTAGCCCTTGACCTCATTCCCGGCGTACTCGCCAGTCTTGACAATCAACTTGATGCCTAGGTTGCCGCCGATCAACTGGTCGGTGTCGCTGACCTTAGCCAGGCCAATGGCCCGCATGATTTCGCCAAGCTGTTGCCTGCCAATCTCCTCGGCCTTGGTGCTTGCGTTCTTGATGTTCAAGTTGCCAAAGATCACCCGGCCCTGATGCGATGGGCCGGTGATGGTGTACTTGCAGGCGATGTACTTGCCGTCACCCGCCTTGGTGGGCTTGATCTCCGCGCCGGTAATGGCGGCGTTGTACCAACCCTCCGGCAGTGGCTCAAAGTTGCTGGTGCCTTGGGGCAGCGTGTCAACGCTGTACTCTTCATCCAAAAATGCCATGATGTTTACTCCTTAGTAATTGTGAAAGTGGGGCGTCCGGGGGTAGACGTAATAGCACCGAGCAGCGGCGCGGTCACGGCGTCAGAGGCGGCGTTCCAGACCCGTGCGTTGATTTCTGGCTTCCAGCGAAACAGGCTTGACAAGTGTTCAGACAAACCGGCCTCCGACGCCAGAACTTGCAACTTGTCGGCGTCAATCTTCTTGTTGATGCGGCCTTCAATCTTGATCTTGTAACCGTCAACCTCTTGGTTGACAGTGCCGTCGAGGTCTTTGGGCAGTGAGAACTCTTTAACCATTTCGTCTTCAAGTTCGCGGCGCTCGGCCACCGCAGCGGCTTCCAATTTCTTGGCGTTAAGCCAGCGTTGATAAATAGTGTTCATGCCAGTGTCTCCTCTTTAATTTCGTTTTTGATCCATACCAACGCTTTGTTAAGCATGTCCCGCAACTCTTCGGCCTGCAAGATAGTCAAATGCAGGCTTATCGTCGCGCCCGGTGGGCTAGCGTTAACCAGCAGGCTTGCCGGGGCATCTTCATTTGCACCAAAGGCAGAAATGCTTGTGGCGCGGCTATAAAAAAACTCCATTGAGCGTTTCATGCCGCACCGCCAATCTTCTCAATGATTGCGCCAAGGTCAGGGGCTTCCCACGCAGCCAGCTTGCCAGAGCGATCCTTAGCCAGCCACAACCCGTCAGAGTCGCACATCAAAGCGCGTTGGGTGTTGCCCTCGGCATCCTTCTCAACACGCAGCGCCAGCACTTCATCAAAGAAGTAGGGCAGCGCCTGGCCGGTCTTGTTGCCTGGCATGGATGGGCTGTACAGCACCCGGCCCATTTCGTCTTGGGTCTTCTCCAGCTTGGCAGTCATCAATACGTGGCGTCCGGGGATGTCCCGGAATGCCCGGATGATGTCGGCCATTTGCTCCTGCATTGCGCCGTAAGCAGCGCGGGGGTCTTTGTTGACCTTCTTCTCATGGTTCAGGCAAACCTCGGCAATCTCCGAGATGCTATCCAACGCCACGCTCTTGTACTCGGACTCCAGCACCCAACTGTAAGCCTCGCGTAAGTCCTCCATTGATGCAATCTCAATATAGGGCAAGTCAGCGTCTTGAATAGACAGCAGACCACCCTCGGCTGACAATACGACCGGGTTCGGCAGGGACTTGATCAGGCTTGTCTTGCCTGATCCTGCTTGCCCGTAGACAAGCAGCTTCACGCCATTGGCACTTAAGCCGCTGGTGCGTTTCAACGAAATAGCCATGTGGCTTTCTCCTTCTGGTTGCGCTTCCGTCTGGACTCAGTTCGAAGCGTGCTTGCAGTTTAACACGATGGCGTGATACAGTGTCAACAACTTTTTGACGAAAGATTAAAAAAGATGGCCGACCTAGTAAGCATCCTTGGTGGCGAGTGGTTCCCACCAGCACCCAAACACGTAGACGCCCCAGAAACACAACTCAAAGACGCCATGCTTGGCGCAGGCTTGAAGCCACCGGACATCATTTACCTTGACGGCAAGCTGCACCGCTTTCAGAGTGGCACCAAGGGCGAGGCAGGCCACAGCAAACCCGGTTGGTACATAGCATTTGCCGATGGTGTACCAGCAGGGCGCTTTGGGTGTTGGCGATCAGGAGTTGAGTTGACTTGGAAAGCACAGATAGGCAGAAGCCTGACGCAAGTAGAAGAAATGGCGCAGTCCCGCCGATTGGCAGAGGCTAAGGCGCAACGCGATGCAGAGCAAGCAAAGACCCGAGAGGTTGCCGCAAACACCGTTGACCTTATATGGTCGCAGGCCGGCGCAGCAAGCCCAGAACATCCATACTTGCAACGCAAGGGCATCAAGCCGCACGGCGCAAGAATCACAGGTGACGGCAGGTTGATGGTGCCACTGTACAACTCGGACGGCGAACTCTCCAGCATCCAGTACATAGACCACCAAGGCGGCAAACTCTATCACCCAGGCGGTCAGACCGGCAGTATGTACTGGACGGTGGGTAGCATGGATGACGCCGATACGCTCTACATTGCAGAGGGCTTTGCCACTGCCGCGACCATAGCAGAGACAACTGGCAAGCCCTGCGCGGTGGCATACAGCGCCAGCAACCTTGTGCCGGTGACCGGCATCCTCAAGGCAGCGCATACAGCGATTGACATTTGCATTGTTGCCGACCATGACGCAAGCGGAGTGGGGCAGCGCTACGCAGAGCAGGCCAGCGCCAAGTATGGGGTTCGCATGACAACACCGCCAGTGCCGGGTGACGCCAATGATTACGTTCAGGCTGGACATGACCTAGCGTTGTTGCTCAAGCCGATTGTGCCTACGGACTACCTTATCCATGCAGACGGGTTTTCAGCGCAGCCAGCGCCGATTGCGTGGCTTGTGAAGCACTGGATACAGGACAAGGCATTGGTTATGGTGCATGGCCCTAGTGGCGGCGGTAAGACCTTTGTTACGCTAGATTGGATGCTGCACATTGCAGCCAGCAAGCCGACATGGTTCGGCCACAAGATCAGACCCGGCAACATGGTGTACCTGGCTGGCGAAGGGCATCATGGTTTGCGAAGTCGTATTGCAGCATGGAAGCACCATAACGGCGTCAGCAGTTTAAATATGTGGGTCAGCAAGTCCGGTGTAGACCTCAACACCAGTGCCGGATACCTGAAAGTGGTCGAGGCTGTGAGGGCGCTGAAGATCAAACCGGATGTGATCACTGTCGATACCCTGCACCGATTCATGGCTGGGGACGAGAACAGCGCACAGGACGCCAAGACCATGCTAGACGCTTGCGCGGCACTCATGCTGGAGTTCGACTGCACCGTGATCCTAGTCCACCACACAGGCGTATCAGAGGAAGCCCAGCACCGGGCGCGAGGCAGTTCAGCATGGCGTGGCGCACTAGACATTGAAATTAGCGTGGTGCCTGCCAAGGCTGACAAGTCTATTGAGATTGTGCAGCGCAAGAGCAAAGACGCAGAAATGGCCGCGCCGGTTTACGTTGATCTTTTGTCGGTCCCGATACCTGGTTGGCTGGATGAGGACGGCGAACAGGTTACCAGCGCGGTAGTGGTTAAGGGCGAGGTGCCAGAGTCCAAGCAAAAGAGCGATGGCGAGATGTTTACAGATTTTGAAAAGGCATGGTGGGGCTCTGGTGCTGAAGACCGTGGTGGTGCGCCATACATAACGCAATCCGTAATGCGCGACTACGCAGTTACCAATGGCCTTGCAGCATTTCCCAAGTCAGTTGCCGCTGGATCAAGGAGAAATTTGATTGATGGCAAGGCACCGTACATCAACAAACTGATTGACGCCAAGTTGATTGAACCCCATGAGAACGGCTGGATTGTGATTGACGACGGATCTGCTTCAGCAATGATGCTGAAAAGAAATAGTGACAAACAATAAAACGGTGATAAACTTTAGAACATGAACAAACTTACACAACTCAGGGCAAAGCTCAGGGCAGCGCAGGCTGAACTGGCTATTCGTACCCGGACGCACAACAGTGCGAGTCGGGCTTATAACAAGGTGACTGCAAGGATCACAGAACTTGAAGGGAAGATTAATGCTTACTTGGCGAAAGTTTCAGAGTAATTTGCCTGACTACAACGAGGCAGAGTTGCTGGCCTTGCTTAACGAAGAGCGCAACAAACACAAACGGGTGTCCATGCTGGAGCGTATCCATCAACGCTACTGCACTTTGCGGACTAACAGAGAAAGGATGGAACTGCTCAAACAAGGAAACACACCATGAGCCGCATAGGACAAGCAGTCTTTGAACTGCAAGAAAAAGATGATCAAGATTGGATGCAACAACATGAAAAAATTATTAGACCTATTCAAGCGGCCTACACCGCTGCAAATGGTTGCGTTAGGCCTGGCGGAGGCGCACTTGTCCAAGCTGCAAGCAGAGGAAGCCGTGGAGTACGCGCAGTCGGTGGTGGCGTACAACTTAGCAAAGATTGAAAGACTTAACAAACGCCGGGAGGAATATCAATGAGTGGCTTTGAAAAAAAGCGCAAGGCATCGCTCGACACGCTCGACCACATGCCCTACCAAGGGCGCGAGACGCGGCCCGAAGAGCGAATTCGGACATCGGCAGCAAGAACCATTGCAGACGAGCAATCGTATGACACCGGGCTCTGGTTTGTCGCGACGACAGTGAGCGAGGCGCATCTGCAAGCGGCATTGCGCCGACTGACTGCTGCGGTTGAGGGAGAGGCACCATGATCAAACTACCCCCACTGCCAGATCACTTGAACGCACAGTGGCCTTACCTGCCGCACCAACTACGTGTTCGTGATATCGAAGTGGCTCGGTGTGCGCTGGAGGCTGCGGCTGCGGCGGTGTCTGATGGATACCTCGGGCGCATCGACCCTGTGTGTGCAGCCATCATCCGCGCCATAAAGATTGAAGGAGAGACACCATGATGAAGCTGCCACCGCTGCCGGGTCACCCCAATCCATACACGTACCGCTGGACGGATGCCGAGATAGCAACCATGCGGGTAATGCAGATCGCCGCTGCAAGGGCGGCGCTGGAGGCTGCTGCACAGGTGTGCGATGCGGGGGCAGAAGACGCTGCCAGTGAGCGCCGTAAACCGCTTTTGACCCCCGCCGGAATAACGCTTTACGAGGGTATGCACGGCGGAGCGACAAACTGTGCTGCGGCAATCCGCGCTATGAAAATTGAAGGAGAGACAACATGACAGTACCACTGCCACCGACATTCGAGATGCTGACGGATCTCGGCACTGTAACCGTATGCCGAATGGACGCGGCTATTGATTACGCCGCCGTTATCAGTGCTGCGGACAACGTTGCGCTGCGGAACGCGCTAAAAACGGCGGAGGCGGCACTTGCAGACATCGGAGATGCAACCCGCGAACCCGGTGACGATCTCGCATGGTGTGAGCGACGGGCAGCACAGGCGCTCCCGGAGGTACGCAAGGCGTTGAAGCAGAAATGATTCATTACCACGGCACACCGCTTACACCTCGCGCCCAGTTGATGACGATGCGCGGGGAAAACTTTTGCGTGTCGTTTTGGACGCCGACCGACATTAAAATATGCCTTGAAATCGGGCAGTCTGTGATGCTGGATAACGGCGCGTTTTCTGCGTTTACAAACAATGCACCGTTTGACATTGCCGGATTTACAGAATGGGCAGGGGAACGGATTGGACACCCGCACTGGGCGGTTATCCCTGACGTAATAGATGGCCCTGTAGAGCAGCAACGGGCAATGCGTACGCAATGGCCGCACCCAAAGGAATTGAGCGCCCCTGTGTGGCATATGGGCCTGCCAATTGACTACCTGCTTGAGTTGGCTGACGAGTACCCAAAAATCTGCATTGGCTCAACCGCACAGTATTGGCAGATTGGATCGCAATCGTGGTGCGCGAGGATGGACGAAGCTTTTAACGCACTTTGTAAACGACGGTTTCTACCGTGGGTGCATGGCCTGCGAATGCTTAATCTTGGAGGATCTGAATACCCTTTAGCATCTGCTGATTCTGTCAACGTGGCAAGAAATTACAAGGACACCGGAACGCCGCCGAAGGAGATGGCGACTCGGATTAATTCACGCAACAACCCAACTACTTGGAAAGAAAGAGAACTGCAATGCGAATTACTGTAACCGCCGTCTGTATTTATGCGCTGGCGATGACGCTGGCGAACCTGTGCATTGTCCAGTTTGGGCCTGCGGTAATTCCGTTGAATGCATTTGTGCTGATCGGACTTGACTTAGCCTTGCGGGATTGGCTTCATGTTCGAATAAGGGCTTGGCAGATGCTGGCACTGATCGCTGTATCGGGTTGCATCACGTACCTGCTAAACCCTGCCGCCGGTCAGATCGCTGTTGCCAGTGCCGTTGCATTCATTGCGGCAGCTATTGCGGATTGGGCGGTGTTTTCCGCAATGCGTAAATCGTGGATGGTCCGAGCAAATGCATCAAATGTTGTTGGCGCAATGGTGGATTCTGTGGTGTTTCCTGCGCTGGCATTTGGCGGTCTTGACCCGGTAATCGTGGCGCAAATGTTTGTGGCAAAAGTTGCGGGTGGAGCATTGTGGGCGTGGGTTTTGCAACGCGCAACACTCAAGGCGACCCCATGACGATGCGCCGACGCAGAAAACAGTTTTGGTGGACATGGCACCAAGAAGACACCCCACCGTACCCAGAGTCGCCACGCTATTTCGAGCCGGGCGTGGGCAGGATAAAACATCAAGGAAAGCTATGACTGACATCACTGAAAGACTTCGCCGACTGTACGTGCAAGACGGCACGAACTACGTGGGCGAGGCAGCGGACTTGATTGAATGTTTGCGTGCCGAGCGGAAAGCCTTGGTAAACGATGTTCACTCCTGCCACGCTAACTGCACCAAAGCAGGGTGCGTGAATGTGAGGCTGCGGGAGGCGCTGCAAGGGTTGCTTGATGACATTACCGAGTACCAAACCATCAATCACTTGGGTGGTGAAAACAATCACTGGCAAGTGGCTGCACGCGCAGCACTAGGAGACACGAAATGAGTGGAGGATCATTTGACTACGCATACGCACGTATGCACGAGTTTGCCGAAGAACTGCGGGACATGTTGTCTCAACAAGGGCAAAGAAAAGATGGCTGGGAGATAGGCACTTGGAACCCGGAAGTTGCGGTGAAGCTGGAGGAAATCTCCCATATCGTTGACTACGCCGCGAAGCTGGCAAAAGAGGTTGAGTGGCTGTACTCTGGCGACACGGGGGAGGAAACGTTTATGTGGCGGGTAGCAAAGATTGAGGAGAAAAAACCATGAGCAACGAGTTCTACGATCTTGGCAAACGGATGTACGAACGTCTTAAGCCAGCAGTCCCAATTGCCACGCAACGCCCGTGGGTAGGGCTGACAGATGAGGACATAAAAGAAATCGTTAGGGGCTGGGGGAATACGCCGATCAAGGGCTACACCCGCAAGTTCATCGACCGGCTTGAAGCCAAACTCAAGGAGAAGAACACATGACAATACGCGAACGAATTCGTCATCTTGCTGAGCAGGATGGGCTTACATTGGAGGAAGCGGAAGATATCCTCCTGGACGCCGCAGAGTCGGAAAACGACAGGCGCAGAGATGACGCACTTGAAACCAACTTTTCGGACAATGACGAATGACCGACAAGCAAGAATTCCGCGAATGGCTAAATGGTCAAGTTGGCTTTTTGCATGAGCCAACGGCGTGGACTGCGTGGCTGGCAGCTACCAAAGCAGAGAGAGCCCGCAACAGGCTGGAGATGAAAGGCATCATTAATACGATTGCAACCCATGCAAATGATCTTTCACACTTGGCAAACAATTTAATCCGGCAGCACGATAAATGATATGCCCCACCTGCAACAAGTACACCGCAGTGCTGGAGACTCGGTCAAACCCAGACGGGATGCGCCGCCGGTACGAGTGCGCCAACTTACACCGCTTCACAACACAGGAAACACTGTGCCCACCTCCGAGACCGATGCTATCGCAGGCGCAACTGCGCCAGCAACTCAAGGATGAAACGTATGCCTAACTTTGCCTCTTGGGAACGCGAGACTCTAGACAAGTTTGCGACTGAGGCTTACCTGCGCCTACAGGCACAGGAGGAGGCTCTAGAACAGCTTAGGGGCGACCTGAAGGACGCCATGAAGCTGCTACGCCTCCAGCAAGTTTTTGGCAATCCGATTGGCCCACCCCCGGCCAAATGACGGCCAGGTTGGCAGGGCAGACATAAACTGCAACCTAGCCCCATTAAACCTAGCGACAAACCGCAGGGCAGGCATGGACGCTACAGCCTGCAAGGTGATTGGCCCTAGCTTGCCATCGTCGTCAACGCCCACCGTGCGCTGGAGCGTTTTAATGGCAGTGACAACACCGGAATGCACCGCCATGTCAAACAGATCGTACTTGATAGCGTCAGGCACCGCATCGCACCCGGCTGGCCCCCAATAGTCGCGCAAGTAGATTTCTTTTGCGCGTTCTATCGTCATCGTGCGGATCATCTCGCCGGGGTAAGCGCGCCGACTGATGCCGTACTTAGTCTCACCGCCTGCGTC